GCTCGTATCTGCCACACAAGAACAAGAGTTCGACAACTCCGAAGTCTGGGAATCAACGTCGACCAGTTGAACTCCTGTATACCCGGTGACCCATGAACAAGTGGCGCTGCAGTAGTAGTTGCTGGGCAGGATCGGGATGTTCTGGTTGGCTTGGTCGCCCACGAAGCACGGCCGCGTGTTGAGCGGGTTGCCATAGCTGTCCACGCGAGCACCAATCCACACGAAGCGACACGGCGTGGCTGCGGCGACCAGCGGTTGCGGCGTCGATGCGGAGGGAACCGTCTTCGTCCCACCGGTAATCGTCGCGCAACCGGCCAGGTCGAACAGCGGCGCGCCGTTCGCGCCGACTTCCACGTCCATCGAATTGATCCAGCGTTTCGCCATCGATGAGTTCTCCTTACCCGGCAATCCAGGCGACGACGCCGGAGACCAGCGCCGTGATGACCGCCCCGAGAATCAGCCAGATCAGCTTGGCCTGACGCTTGGCGTCTTGCTCCAGACGGTCCAGGCGAACCGTAATCCCGGGCCGACCGTTGCCGCGAACCGCCTCGTCGAGGCGATCCAGCTTGCGGTGGATGCTCTCAAAGTGGTTCTGGCATTGCTCAAATTGACCTGCACATTCGGTCATGCGTCTTCACCTATGTCTTTCGTGTGGATGCGGTAGGTCTGCCGGTACGGATCGCTCCACCGCCAGCAGTCCTGGCCGCCCAGGTTCATGACCTCGTATCTCCGCCCGTCGGCCGCGATCACGTCGCCGGGTTCCGGTTCAAGACCCAGTTCGTCGGCCAGGATCAGGAAGTCCCAAACGCCGGCGGTGATCGTCAGGCCCGACTCGTCAGCGACCTCCACGTCGGTCTTTCCGTAGGTCGCGTTGACGGTGTAGGCGTCGGGCGGCCTGCGGTATTCGACCTGACTGGAGCAATGCGCCGTGCGCTGCTGCTCCAGCCACTGCGAGCTCTGACGGAGGAGGTCAGCCATGGGTTACTGGTCCAGGTGAACGCGGACGGTCGCATCGTCATCGCCGGCGGCGGCGACGGTCTTGCCGAGGTACTTGTTCGCACCGGACTCGTCGTCGATCTTGGCGACACCGTCGGCTACGTCCCAATGCACCTCTGAGCCAACCGGGATGCCTTCGCCGACGCCCGTGGCCTTGGGGAAGTCGAAGACGCCGACGACCGCCAGCGCCCCGAGCGTGTTTGCCGGGATGTCCACTTTGGCCACGCCGACTAACTCGCCCTGAACCACGACCGCCCCAGCGCTCACGTCCGCGCCGGGCGTATAGTCGATTGCTCTGCCGTCATGTACGAATGTTGCGGTTGCCATAATTCGTTGCTCCTTGATGGTCTGAAGGAATCACGCGGTCCGATGAGGGGCGGAGGCCTACGCCTCGCCCTTCATCTTCAGTGCGCCTCGGTGATCCTGTTCGCGGACACCGAAGTCGATGTAGCCGCGGAACTGGATGCCCAGCGTGTTGAAGTCGGCGTCGGTTTTCTCCACGGTCGGCCGGTCCACACCGTTGAGGAACGCGATCTCGATGGCCGGTAGCCGGTTCGGGTCGGCCATCAGATACCAGGCCTTGCTCGACGCGCCGGTGAAGCTGGCGTTGGACAGGTAGACCGAAGAGACCACGTCGAACTTGCCGACGTGCGGATTGGTCGACGGCTTGGCCTTGTTGGCCGTGGTGGTCTCGTTGAGCTGGATGCTCTTCATGAGCATCTCGGCCGGGACCTTGAGGGCAGTCGGCACCAGCAGAATGCTGGCCGGCATGCCCAGTGGCTTTCCGTTGGGCTTGGTCTGCTTGCCGAAGAGAACCTCGGCATCGGTCAGCCCGTCGACGCTCAGCGCGGTATCCGCGCCGGCGACATAGTTGGCGTGATCGGTGTGGAAGAACGCCTTGCCGTCCGTCTGCACCGGATTGGAAAGCCACAGGCCCCAGGCGGCGTCGGCGATGGCCTCGGCCGCCGCGTCAGGGCGAACATGATCCCGTGGGTGTCAGCCTTTTGACCGAACTTCTGCTCGCCCAGCTGGCCGTGCTTGAGTTCGCCGTCGGGGCCGACCTGCTGGAACTGGAAGCTGCCGGTCATCCGGTAGCGGGTGTGCTCCTTGAAGTCGTTGACGGAAGCGATCTTCGCGATGTTCCGCCACGCGTCCTCGACGTAGTTGTACCCCTCCAACAGCATCTTGTTGGCGATGTTGCTGAGGATGCCCGGCAGCGATGCCGTGCTGAACGCGGCCTGCAGCCAGCCCGACGCATCGCGCCGGAAACGAGGCAGGCGCTGCCCCGAGGCCAGCTCGCAGAACTCCTGGATGCCCACGCCACGCAGCTTGTCAGCCGCTTCGAGGATCGGCTCGGCATAGACGGCCTCGATCCGCGAATTGGGCAGACCCGACGCCATCAGCGCCAAGGCCTCGAAGACCTGCGGGCTGGTGTTGCGAGGCTGCGATGCCACGGCGGGCACCTGCGGCCGCGACGCGCGGAGCACATGCAGTTCGGTGCGGCTTTCGTCCCAACCTTCCTCGATGGCCTGGACCTCGACGTCCGGGTGCTTGCCGGCGCAGACCTTGCGGATCGCCTCGACACGCCGGGTCTCGGCAGCCATGCGGCGGCGCATGTCGGTCACCGGGTCGTCGTTGGTGGCGGCCGCATTGAGGGTGGCCGGGTTGCCGCTGGTGGCAGGCGTGGTTTGCGGCTTCGGCGCGGTCGGCTCCTGCGCCGGCTTGGTTTCGGTGCCGGTGGGCGCGTCGGTTGCACTTCCGGGGGCATCGGTGCTTTGGGTGTTGCCATCGGTCTGCCCCGCATCCTGCTGGGCGTCGTCCTGCGTGGTCGTGTCTTTACCTTCCATGGAATCAGTCTCCTTACTGTTGGCGGCGATACGCGCCGACGTGGCCGTGTCCGCGCCGCTGTCGACGAACGAGATTTCCTTGAGGATGGCCTTGCGGACCACGTGCAGCGGTCCGTCGAAGGTCCTTCCGTTAACGGTGATGTGCTGGCCGTTGGGAACGAACTCGGCGTCCACCACGGCAGCGCCGATGCTGGCCTGCCAGGGGAAGCCGTTGACGCCGCTCTTGGCGACATCCCGTGCCCACGAGGTGTCGCGGCTTACCAGCCCCTCGGCGATGATCTGACCGTTCTCGATCACCACACGCTGGGTATGGCCCACGCCCTGGCGCGGGTTGTGGTCGAGGCGAACGGGAATGTCCTGGCGCTCGATGGCCAGACCCTCCAGATCAACCACCACAGGATGCGGGAAGCCCGCGATCCGCATCTCGCCGCCGGTATAGGCGACCATGCGGAAGCGCGGCATTCTTTGACCCTTCTCACCATCGTCCGCCGCCTCGACGGTCAGCGGGCACCGGAAGCTGAGATAGTCAGGCTGCTTGGTCTTGCTCGACATCCTTGTCGGCCTCCTCGTCGTCTTCGTTTTCCGTGGGCTGCGGCGCTGCCGGCGAAGCGGTCAGGCCCAACTCGGCCATCAGCGCCTGCTCCTTGGCCCGCTGGCGGAGTTCGGTCTCCCAGTCGCGGCCCTGTCTTGCGTACTCGATGGCAAGCGTGGTGGTGTTGCTGGCCAGGCGGCTCGACTGGGCATTGGCTTCCTTGGCCGGGTCGACATGCTCGGTGCCATCGAAGAACCACTGGTGCGGCACACTTCGCATAGTGCGAAGTGAGGCAAGTTCCGACGTGAGCATCGCCTCGTCGATCCAGGTGGCGAAGATGCGGTCGAGCACCGCCTCAGCGAGATGTGCTTGCTCGACGCGGATGCTCTTGAAGTAGGTCTGGTGATCCAGCCGCCCCGAGGCGTAGTTGTAGCCCGAGCTGTTACAGGCCGCGATGTTGTACGGCAGGTTCAGGCAGCGGGCGATCTCGTTGAGAATCTCACGCTTGAACTCGGCATACCCGGTCGCCGGTTGCTGCGCTTCGACCTGCCCCAGCCGCCAGCCATCCGGCAGCACCGTGGCCATGCGTTTCTCGAGTTCGACCACGTCCATCGGCTCGAGGGCCTGAGCTTCGCCGTTGGCCGGCGCGTCGGTGAACAACACGGCAGCAAAGTCGGCGGCGGTCTCGGCGGCGGCAATCACCGCCAGCGTGTAGCGCCGCAACTGTGCGAACAGCGGCAGCGCGGGCGTGATCTCGGGGATGCCCCGGTGCTGACCGGGCCTATCGGATCGGAACCAGTGCACCACCGCGTCGGCGGGCACCAGGTCGTACTGTGTCTTCCACGCTGCCAGGTCACCGGGATGTTGCCGCAGGATGGTGTAGGTCTGCGGGTTGCCCCAGGCATCAAGCATGATGCCGTCGATGTCACCGACCGGCGGCAGCAGCGCCATCGTCGGTGACGCGACCCGGTCGGCCTCGACCAGATGCACGTCCAGCATCACCGGGGAATCGATCATCGGGTTGGCCGTCAGGACAGCGAACGACTCGCCGTCGGTGGCCTTGGCCAGCCGCATCGTGCGGAGCTTCTCGGCCAGGTTGACCGCCTCGGACCACGCGGCGAACGCCGCCTCAACGCGGCGGTTGGTCTCGGCGTCTTCGCTCAGCAGTTGCAGGCGTGGGCCGGTGCCGATGCAGTCGTTGGCGATGGTCAGTACGATGCCCTTGGCGTAAGAGTTGTTCGCCACCTCGTAACGGCTGCGTTGGCGGAGCTTGCGGCGGACATCGGGGCAAGCCGCGCTATCGGCGGACATCGAGTCGGCCATCGCCCAGTGCTTAACGTTCTCGGCGGTGGTCTGCGCCGCGTCGTAACGGGCACGGACCACGGCCGGGAGGGACCGCTGGGCCTTCCTGTTCTTGCGGAACGGCCACATCAGACGGTCCCTCCCGGCGAGATCTTCGCGAGCTTGATCCCCAGACCCTTGGCGCGACTGGCTTTCTTCGACTCCAGGTACTTGTCGGCAGCAATCTGCTCGGAGAGCTTGTGCTGCTCGACGCTGCCGGAGTCGCCACTGGCCTTGGCCGGGCCTTCGGCGTTGGTCTTGATCGAGTTGTCGAGGGTGTCGGTCACGTTCCTGCGGCTCCCATGCGAGGCCATCCTTGGCCGTCACAGGGTTATTCGCTCGCCGCAGGCCAACTCCTTACACCTGAGGGCGGTTTTTCGAAGAACGTGCCAGATGTGGCACAAGAGCGGCCACGCCATGCGTTTCCAGCCTCAGTTCCCCCCGGCAACACATCCCCATCAGTGCCAACCAATCAAGGGATCAGGCATTGATAACGGCGACCATTTCCCTGAGAATCACTGCGTTGAGACCGGCTACTGAACCAAGGGAGTGGCAGCTCGGATGGGCGCAGACCGAGTAACTTGCTGTCCGACTGCTAAAGGCCCATGTTCAGTGCGAATCGGATAGATTGGGGCGGTGAGCGGTGAGTTACGCTGTCAACAGAGGATGATCAGTTGAACGGGCCAATGCAGAACGAAGTCATGGAGCGAGTGCGGGATCTTCACGTCGCTGCTGACGTCCTTGCTCTCATGGGCCGCTGGCATCGAGACGGAGATGCCAACAACCCCAAGAGTCTCAATTCGGATCTCATCAAGGAAGTGGTCTCTGGCCTCAATTCGCGATCAAGCAGCAACCTTCTGAAGCGTCTCTCGCAGGAATTTGGCGACAAGTGCTCAGCCTTTGGCAAGAAGTACGCAACACCCTTGGACCTTCGCGGCATCGAGCTGTCAGGTGTTAAGTTCACCGGGGCAAGTCCAGGCGATGCTCGCCTCGACGGGGCACGGATGCATGACGTAACGTGGGAGAATTGTAGCTTCAGTTCGGGAGCGCTGTGTTACGCCAATCTACGCGCGGTGAAGTTCATCAACTGCACGTTCTGGGAGACCTCGTTCCACGGAGCGGACCTCGTAGTATGCACGTTCGAGAACTGCACGCTCCACGGGTGCGATCTTCGGGAGTGTGACCTTGGCCGGACATCATTTGGCCATTCCACCATCACGGATTGTGCGTGGCGCTATCCACGGGGGGTTGCCGGGACCAGCATCGACCATGCCACTTTGCCTGGCACGCGTGGGTTGGAGCGATACATCAGTGACGAGCAATGGATAGCCGAACTCCAGCGAATGTCTCAGTCGAGACCGGTCCTCCGTGTCGCCATGTTCCTTTGGCGGATTTCATCCAACTACGGACGGAGCTTCGGGCTGTGGTTCCTCTGGGCCGCAACTGTAGCCATACTCTTTGGCGTCCTGTACCAATTCGTTGCTATTGGCCCCGCACCGGGTCCGTCAAACGTTCCTGCAGGTTGGTTCACCCGTATGTACTTCTCTGTGGTAGCGTTCACAACACTGGGGTTTGGTGACGTGCATCCACAAAGCACCTTGGCCCAAATCCTTGTCATGGTCGAGGTCATTCTCGGTTATCTGATGCTGGGAGGACTGATTTCCATTCTCGCAAACAAGTTCGCCAGGCGAGCATGAGTCAGAACGAACGTGATGGGTATGTTGTGCTCTTTGGTACCGCGAGTCCATACTGCGGTGTATGTTTACGAGCAGCCATTGCTCAGACGAGGATCGCCTTCTCTCGCGTTGTGATAGCATGGCCACAATTGCGGCAGCGCTTCCGGCGGATAATCCCGTCGTTACGCCGACGCGTGTAGACGGTGTGGAAGTGCCGGCAGCCGCAATGTCGGCAGACCAGACCCGCGTGGGACGTCGAGGTTGACTGTGGCGGTGCGGTCTGGTTCATGGTCATCGGCTCCTCTGCAACTGCGAGAGCTTGATCCGCTGCCTCGGCCGCACCGGGCCGTCCGCCACGCCAGGAAGGGAAGCGCCCTGGATAGACGCCGCCACCGCACAGCCGACCAGGCAGTCGAGCCAGTGATTGTCCGGGCGCGTGGCCCGCAGCTTCCATTCATCCACGGTTCGGTCGCGGGCGACAGTCTTGACGCGATATTCGGCCGTCAGGTGATCAGCCAACATGCGATGGGCCTTTTCCGACAGACCATCTCGCCCGAACAGCGACAGACAGCCCGGATCGCCCATGGCCACGGCCAGCCGGGCGTGGACGAACGTCTTCCAGTAGTTCGTGTCGATCAGGGCGTGGCGCACCTGGCGGCGACCGATGGTGTTCGGAATACGCCAGTGCAGCCCAACCCGGTCGCCGCGCTTGCGCTTGTACTCGCTGAATGGGATGCTCGACGCGCCGACGTACTTGCCGTGGCTGGGCAGAAGGATGCCCGCGAAGCTGCTCTGCCGGCAGAACTGATAGACCACATCGGTCGACTGGCCCCAGTTGGCGTCGATCAGGCAACGGTCGATCCGCATCTCCGCACCGTCCTCCCGTCGATAGGCGCGCGAGAGTTTCTCGGTGGAGAGCTTCTCCAACCCACCGAAGATCTGGCCCTCGAGTCCCGCCCCCGGCGTCGCCCGGCCCAGCGTGGAGTGGATGTCCCGCAACGTGAAATAGGCCCGCTTCTGCTCGGGCCACGTGCCGTAGTCCACGATGCAGCCGGTGAAGTTGTCCTCCCAGGCGCAGAGCATCCAGAACAGCACCTTCTGCTGCACGTCGATGAACATGGTCAGGTGGTTGCAGCCGATGGGAATCTCGCCGGCGTGGTATCCATTGAGCTTGGCGGCGATCTGCTCTGCGGTGAGCATCTCTTCGCCGATCTCCTCCACAATCGGTTCGTTCTGGTATTCGGCGAAGAATGCGCCCTCGTCGCGGTATCGAAGGTTCATCGCATGCTGGAGTGCGCTGGCCTCGTCTTCATTGAACCGTTGGGGCCAGGCGACGATTGACCCGGCGTCCATCGCCTCGCGATTGGCGATGTAGAACTCGGTGGCCTCCGAACCATCGCCGTCGTTGCGGAGTGAATCCGCCCGCAGCTCGGCATACTTTGCCCAGAGCTTCTCATTCGACGGGAAGGCGTAGACCATCTTCGTCCGCTCGCCTTGCCACTCGGGGTGTTTCTCGCGGTCGAGCAGACGATCGGCCATGTCGTCCGGGCGAATGACGGTGCAGGCCATGAGCCCGGCAATCTTCTTGCCAGGTCCGGCCATGCCCAATACATCGCCCGCAAGGATTGACTCACGCCGCTGGGATTGCGAGGGCGACCATGCCGATTCGGTCGTCTGCGGGTCGTCGACCATCACCAACTGCGGGCGCACAACCTGGCCGTCGGCGCGGGCATAGTTCTGCCCGCGAATGTCGCTGCCCTTCATGCCGGAGCTGGAGATCACCACGCCGGAACCCTTGGCCCCCGCGATGGTCGGCAGGACAATCCGATCCGACGACCAGTCGATCCGCGTGGGTTGGCCCTTGTACTTCTGGCCCTTCTGCCGGTTGGTGATCCGCTCGAGGCACTGGATCGGGTACGTCACCTCGGGGAAGTCAGCCGCGAGCAGCGGGTTGGTCTCCAGCCAGATCTTGATGTTCTCCAGCAGGTCCTTGGCACGTTCGGCGCTGGCGGCGATCAGGCACACAAACGGCGTCGCCCCGATCAGCGCCGACCACAACACTGCCGTCTGACACAGCACCGTCTTGCCGCTGCCGCGCGGCATGGCCATCGCGAACAGCCCGCCCGTGCGGACTGCCCTCTCGATCTTGTCGATCACGCGAAGGTGATCGTCCGACCACGGGAAATAGAACACATCTGGAAAGTACGTCTCGCAGAAGTTTCTGAAAGAGTTTTCCGCCTCGGCCTTACGCCGCGGGTTCACAACGTTGGGAATCTCGCCGATGTCCTGGGCCGCGCGGACGGCCTCGGCGTTGCGTTCGGCCTGGCGGGCCTTCTGCTCGGCGTAGCTGAGCGGTTGGTTCTTCGGTTTGAAATACTCCAGCGTCAGCCATGCGGCGTAGCGGAACAGGTCCACCGTCCGGGCGTCGCCGATGGTGTAACCGGCCTGGTTGCGATGCCGGCGTAACTGGAACTCCGTCAACGCGCTGCCGCGACCGGCCGAGTTCACCAGGCGCAGCAGGTCGGCGGGCCGGAGTTTGCGTGGGTCAATCTGCGTGGCCACCGGTCACCTCCCCGGCCAGGTAGGCCACGTATTCGATCAGGCTGAACGTCCCGTCGGCCCGGAGCAACTGGGCCTCCTCGGCCACCTCGCGTACCTGCTCGGCGTCGATTCGCCGCTTGTGGGCCGCAGCGAGGATTTTGGCCGCCTGGGCGGGCGTCAGGGCCGTGATTTTCAATGATTCTGCGGACATATCTCTAGCCCCAACGCGAGCTTGCGAAAATCTGTAAGTTCTTTCGTAACAGGCGCTTAATTGACTTGATGAGGCGGCCATTCCATGGCTTCATGTGTGTGTAACGTAGGCAATGACAAGGAGATACGAAATGAACGCGACGCCCGCAAAACTCAGGAACGCCAAGAACACGATGGCCGACGCCGAAGGCTTCTGCCGCCACGTCGCCCGGCGTATAGCCGAGATCGACGGCATCGACCACCAGCCGGAGCTGGTCGCCCTGATCGACGAGGCAAAGGCCCACGTCGAGGCCCTCCGCAAGGCCCGCATCAACCTCTAACGCGAGTCGGAGTAGGGATGCCCCTTGACGGGGCGCCCCCTCCACGGATCCGGACGAGCGGAATTACCGCATCCGGCTCTTGCCTCAGGTGACAACGCCAAGCCTCCGCAAAGGATAA